ATTTAACTCCTAATTGTCCGATTCCAGACAATCTAACCGCTTCTGTGTTATTTGCAATAGAAGCTCTATTAGATAATGCTTTTAATTCAACTTCTACGTTTTTATCACCTTTAGCAAGTGCTTTGATTTTCTCTTTGTTAGTTTTAATTTCTTCTTCTAACGTTTGAGTTTGATTACCACCTTTAGAAGTTTGTTCCAATAATTGTTTACCAATTTCAGTGGCTAAAAAGTCCTTTAATTCAGATTTTGCATTTTCTAAATTTGTTTTTTGTTCTGCATTCAATTCCTCTTTTAATTCAGCTTTGTTGTGTGCATCTAATTCACTTTTATAAGTGTCTAATTCTGTTGGTGTCATTTTTTCCAACTCTTCTGTTGATTTTTTTACAAATACCATTTGTTTAAATTTTTAAATTAATATTCCTTTTTTTCTTTTTTGAGTGGTTATAACCTGCTCGTCTTTAACCTCAATTTGAGTGACATCAATTGCCTGCTCTTTATTATCAATCCTCCCTGTTGCACTATTTGAACCAAATAATACAAGTGAGCTTTCCATTACGTTTTTTGCTTCTTTTACCACGAAAAAATAATCAATTTCTTTGTGTTCATCTTTGTTGGCTATTTGATTGTAATAAGTATCATAAACTGCTTTTTGTTTTGAATATTCAGCATCATTTGTATTAAAAGCCGTTTCGATTTTAACATATTGCATTCTTACAGATGCCTGCAAATTATAGTCATTTTCTAGCCATTCTTTAGCTTGTTTGTCAACGATTTTGTTTTTAGCTACTTTATAAATTAATGAATAACTTTCTCCTTCATAATTTTTGCCTAATAAAGAAAAAGGAATTTTTGCGGTTAATAATTCAATATTATTAGGCATTGCAATAATTTCTTTACGTTCTAATTTGTGATCGAAAACTAAATAAACTTTGCCTTGTTGCTCTTTTACTGTTTTATTCCAATTTCCATCAACGTGCATATCGTTGTGGCTGTCTAAAATATTGGAACTATTAACAACAAAATAATAAGAATCTTCATCAAACTTTAATGCTTTATTTGTTTCACTTTCAAAAGCTTTTTTAATTGAGTTTTGATTTGAACAAACTACTGCACCTTTGTCTATTGATTTTGTTTCTAATTTCTTTTGAGCAATAATAAAACTCTCATTTTCAGCTAATGCTTTAAATAATTCTTTTTTATCATTAAATTCTTTATTAAGTTCTTTACAGAATATCATTTTATAATTTCTTTATTGTTTAACAATATTTCTTTTCGTTTCTCTAATGCTTTTTTTAACTCTGGACTTATATTTTTATCTGAAAGCATTTTATTTATTTCATTAATATCCATATATTTCTTTGAGTTTAGCTTTTTTAATATTCTCATCTAATCCTAATTCAACCGCAATTTTTAAATTATTTAATTCAATAGTGTTGTTGTTTATTTTTTCTTGTTCAAAAACAGCATTAAAAGGCAAATGTTTAAAACTTCCCCTTATATCTTCTTTCTCGAAAATAATTTCGTATAAATCAGAATTTTGCTGTGCTTTTGGCATTATAGAATAATCAATAAAACTTCCAATCGCTTTTTCTTTGTTTTCAAAAGTTGAGCCTTTTGATAAAATATCTAATACATCTTTCCCAAGCCCGTACATATTTCCTATTATAGACAAATCAGCGATATAACTATCATCTAATTTTAAACTTGAAAGATTATCAACTAATTGTTTAACATCAATCTTCTCTTTAGTGGCGTAAATTTCTCTATTACCTTGCAACCCTTTTTCAATGCTTATTTTTTCAGCTTCTCCCATTGGAGTGCTATATTGGTTTGATGCATCATATTGACCGCTCACTGAAAATTTAGTTGTGTAAAAAAGATTTCTATTTTTAGCTTTTAAAGAAAGCTCACTATTTTTAACAACTTGGTATAAAGCATCTAATCGGCTATTTCCTTGCATCCAATTTCCTGTAATTGAAGGAGACAAATCCGATAAAATATAAAGGTTTTCTAATTTTAGCGTTTGCCATTCAGCATTTTCATTAAATTTAGCTTTGAACTCGCCTTTTTTAGATTGTTTTGTTTGAAAGTCTGAAAATCTGTATTTATTTATTTCTTTTAATTGAGCTTCTTTTATTTCAATGAATAAAGGATTTAAACAATAAATAACATCTTTTTCTTTATAAATATAAGCATTTCCTAAATCCCTCCAAAAAGATATATCATAATGCAAATCTACCCACGATTGCATTGGGTTTGGTTTTTTTGCAATATTATATAAAAAGTCATTTTGTACTAACTTATCATTTGCAAACTCATTAAATTTTATTTGAGAATAAATATCCGCTCTGAAAGTTATTACTTTGAGAACTGCAGGATTGTAAATAACAGCTTTTAGTTTCTTTTGGTATGAATTAAAATAATTTGATTCCGAACCATTAAAAAAGTCTTTTATGGAGTAGAAAAAATTACCATTACTATCTCTTTCAACATAGTTAGGTTTGTTAGAATTGAAACTAAAAAGGCTAAAATTCATATTTTTATTTCCCTGTCATCACGACGTTAAAATTTTATTTTAACAAATGTACTATTTATTTTAATATAAAATATATTTTTACTTAAATTTATCAAAATGTCGTCTTAAATATCTTATTGGGTCAATTAAATCATCATTTAGTTTTATCACTTCGTCATCGACTATTCCTAATCTATCATTTGCATAAGCGTAATTTCTAAATTCATAATCTATTCCTTTTGATGTTTCTGTATAAAAAACATTTGTGTTATGTAATAAAGATATACCAGCCATAACCGACCCTTTAGGTTTGTCAATTCCATAAGCATATCCCCAGCCAGCTTTTCGTAGCATAAAAACATTATCAGGTACTGCACTATCACAAACTATTATAGCGTCTTTTGGAATACCTAATTTAATGCAAGTGTAAACTATTATACCACCATCGCTTTCATTTACAAATCTTCTATCGTTATCATTTATTTCGGCTAACAATTCATTTTCAGATTTGTAATTTAATTCGTGAACATAAAAGTTGTTTTTATAATTATCAAATTTGCCTTTCACTATTCCCATTTTGTGGTTTTTGCCCCAGTCAATAGCATACACTTCTTTTGTGTTTATGTTAAGATAATCTTTGAAAGATATTTGTTTCCAATTATTAAAAACACGACCCTCAACTGCTTCTGTCCATCCACCTAATACAATTTGTTCGTATTTTTTAGGGTCATTTTCTTTTAATTCGTTGTAGTATGCTTTTATGTTATTTGCAATATATCTTTCAGGAACATCTAAATAAGAAGTATGAATATACATCACGTTTTTATGAACACCATTAAACCCCCCCTCAACATTCCTGTTTAAAAAGAAGTGTCTAAATATCCAATGATGTATAGATGTTGGATTTAAAATTAATATTGTTAAGTTTCTTTTTTCTTTTGAACGTATTGATAAAAACACTTTCTCGAATGTATCATAATCGGGCAACTCTTCCGCTTCATCTACTACAAAAATATTGAAACCGCTTAATGATTTTAGATTAGCGGTTTGTTGTTTACTTCCTGTTTTAATTCCTTTGAAAGCTATTCTATTGTTTAAAAATTCAATATGATTGTTAGTTGAATTAACTACATTTTGAAAGTTTAGCATTTCTATTTTATCATCAACTTCGGGTTTAACCGAATCTACTATTGACGAGTTGGTAAACCTTGTGTACAGAATGTTGTATTTATGCTTAACAAGTGCAATCAATGACCAAACAGCCACTACAAAGGATTTTGCTGAACTACGACCGCCTGTTATAATAATTGTATCAACTTCGGCATAGTCACCATTCAAAAGTTTAAATAAATTTTGATACTTAACTGAAAAATCAATTGCCATCTATAAAATTTATTATTGGTGTTTCAATGTTTATATTAGTGTTTTCGGTTTTAATTGGAGCTTGAACTCCTAAAATTTGCGAAATACTCATTAATATATTTCTGCATTCTTTGAAATCTTCTAACGAATAGTTTTTTTGATACAAATCATAAAATTGATTTAATATTTCATTTTTTTTACTCGAAGTATCATTATCAATATTTGATTTTATTATTTCTCTTGCCTTGATTAAATAGCTATCTGTTTGCCTTTCTCCTATTTTAAAGTTGTCGGCACAATACTGTATAACTTGCTTTCTTTGAAAACCTTGCAAAATCATAAGATATATTGTATTAACCCTTTTTCCCATTTCTGAACTATCGGATTTATAAATATCTGTATTTCTTTTAGTGTGTTTCTTGGTTTCCATTTTTTATTTTTTAATTAAAAAGGTGTGTAATCAGGACTATTTTGATTTGTAACTCTTCTTAATGGGTTTCTTCTACTTGCGGAACTTGAACCTCTTGCTTTTCCACCTTTATTACTTCCTGCCATTTTTTTATTTTATTAAATTAAACAATTCATTTTGTCTTATTGACTTATTTATAGTTTTATATTTTCCAATAATTTTATTTTGATATTCTTTATTAAAATCATATAATTCTTTATTATCCTCAATTACAAACTGCTCTATATTTGAACTTGAGCGCATATTAACAGAACCATGAATAACTATATATTTTCCTCCACTTGTTTTAAATTGATATGTTTTGCAATGTGTTCCTGCTACTGCTAATTGAAATTTATTTTGAACATCTAATTTTTCATAAGTAGATTTTATTAATTTGTTTCTTTCATGTGCAAAAAAGAAATCAGAAACTATTAAATCTAATTTTTGTAAATAATTGCCTTCTATTAAATTTTCTAAACTATCTATACTATCTTGTGAATAAGACAAAGTAGATATTATCATTTCTTCAACTAAAATATTATTGTGAACTATAAAGGCTTCTATAAAATCAGAAAAAATAAAATTTCCACTTACTATACAAAAAACTCTATCTAAACTTTGAAAATCAATATCTTTTACTAAATCTTCTGCATATTTGTATTTTAATTTTTTATAAGGAATATCTTTTTGTTTTGGCGGTTTTATATATCTGTTTTCAAATTTATTGCTTAAAGATAAGTTTTTAAAACTATCGTTAAATTCAAAACGTTTTTCATTAAATTCTATTTTTTCATTAAACATAATTACTCACATCTTACAAAAATATAATTCCTTTCTCTTAACCATTCCTCACTTGGTCTTCCTGTTTCGCAATCTACTGGTAAGTTAGTTATATAAAAATAACCTGTTCCATATTCAAAAGTGGTCATTTTAGCATTTGCACAATTGCAATTATCTTCCTCTTTGTCGCAAGACAAAAATAAGATTGTAATTCCGAGAATTAAAAGTATCTTTTTCATAAATTATGCTGTTAGAATTAAACTAATCGTTAATATTTTTACAATTGTATTGAATATTAAATTTGCTTTTTCGTCTTCGTAATTCATATTATTTGTTTTGGTTTCATTTGATTTTATTAAATATTCTTCTTATTACATAACCTCTAATAAAAGAAGCAATAAAGAAAACTATTGTAATTATTATATTTTGACTTAATGTTACAGGAATGTTTAATATTGGATAGATTGCTAATTGAATTAAAAAGCTAATAACTAATCCTACTATTACATTTGTGATACTTTCTAATATTGAATTTTTTTTACTTTGCATAATTTATATCTTACAATATTCTTTCTTTTGTTTTGAAATTTCTGCCTTTGCTTAATATTTCATCAACTTTAGTTTTGCTCCAAAAAAGTAAAAATTTAGATATTATTTTGTTTTTGTAATAGATTTCTAATCCTCT